CATCAATATAATTAGTTACCTTTAAGGCAAATTCTTCGGGAACGCCAAAACAAACTAACAGATCTGCTAGCCTTAGCAAAAATGGCTTACTAACATCACAGCTTAAGTAGTATGGAATTTCTTCAAATGGAGGGATAGGATAATCAACATTCCTGTAATTAAATACAAATGATGATGAATCTATAGGAAATGGCTTTCCTGCTAATCTAAAAAGATTAGGAAACTCATTAAATAAAACTAATAAAATTTTATCTACAGCTAGTCTTATGTTATTCTCAAAATTAGTGTAATCATAATCAAATAAACCTAACTGCGTTGCCTTGTCAGGAGTCCAGGTAGAATAATCTTTGAAGTGGATTGATTCCGTAGCTAGACTATACAAAATTAAGAATGGAATATATGATTCCCAAAGCTCTTGAATACTTCCAGAAACATCGACTACTCCTGGAGTGAAGACGCTATTTACTGCTGTGGTAATACTTTTCTTCGTGCCTGCGGCTTTATAGACAGAAACCGCATTAGCAAGTTGCAATCTCCATTTTTTGGGATCGTAGCCAATAAGCTCCCAGCCTATAAGTTTTGCTAGTTCTGGGAGTAAGTCGTCCGGGCATTGCTCTAAATCGTAGAGGGTCTCTATCTGGTTAACTTCATTTTGTCTATCAGCGAAGGCGTAAGAATAAGCCTTGACAAGTCTCCAGAACGGACCGTTTGATACGGTGTCTTGATAGTATTCTTGTGTCTGATCAAACAGTTCAAAGGCATCTTTTACTTTAGTGTCACCTAAGTTCAGATAATCTCTAGAGTAAATTATGGAGTTATAGGTTTTTAGTTTTTCTAAGTTTTGTGTGCCGCTTGTATAGGTATCTGACCCAGAAAGAAAGTTACTAGGGATGTAATTAGATAGACTGCTCTGATTGTGCCAGATAAAAGTTGTAAGAGCATTAATGCCGTCAGCAATATCTAAAGAATTTCCTTTGTAGAGATTATCCACAAAATAATCGACTACAATTGATGATGGTTGATAAGAGTAAGTAGAACTGCCAGCTAAGAAGTAGAACCAGCCTATTCTATAAGTTAACTCATCAACACCAGATGCTCCACTAAAAATATCTTGTGCGTAATTCGTTTGAATTTTTGGTATTATATTATTTTGTAAAGCCGATCTAAATTCTACAGCTCCGTCAAAATCTTTAAAAGAATAGCCTAATGGATTCAGGATATGTCTATCAAATTCCTCTGATGAAATTTGTGTGAAATTATTCTGTTTAATAAAAAACGACAAAATACCGTCAAAAGTATCTAATGAATCAAAATCTTCGCCAGGATCTAGAGGTCTAATAGAATTAATATTATTAGCAATGTCTACATGAGATTTAATAATATCTAAAGTTGGATCTACAACTACACCTGAACTCTCCAAATCTGCTTGGATATATTGCTCAGGTAAAAAGAATTGAATTACATCTGAGAAGTTTCTGTTAAAAAACTTTCTTTTTTTTGTAGTAAATCTTTGTGATGTCATCAAACTCTCACTAGGTTAATGGTTAGATTATTTAACTGAATTATTTCATTGAAATCAATGAGGACAGTTTCTGGATAATTGTCTACCGAAGCGAATATTACTTCAGGTATTTGGAATACAACTCTAGCTAAATCAGCAGGTTCAAATGATTGACCAAAACTTCTGTTGTCAACATTAAAGTAAGATAGTATCGCGTCTCTAATTTTTAGTTTAATAATCTCAGAGTTCTCTCTAAGCTCCCTATCTATTCTAGCGGTCACCACTAAGTCTAAGGTTCTTATCAAACCATCAACTACAACTATCTCGTCTGTCAACATCTTTTTTGGTTCTATAGCATCTATTAGTTCTTTCTTAAAAGTTGGAGTTGCTTTTCTCATTTGCAAATCAGATGCTTTCTCTAATACGTAAACATCAATAATATTTGCAGAGGAATAAGCTCGTCTCGTGGCTGCAACAGATTTACCAATGGAGCCATACGAAGAAATAAAGCTATTCACAAAAGAATCAAAATCATGTAGAGTAACTACTCTATCCTGTCTTCGGAAGGATAACGGTCCATACTTCTTAGCGTGCTCTACTGTTTCTGCGTCAGAGCCTCCCGTCGCTTTACTAGAGTTCTCTAGTGTTCCATTGGATGTAGTTGATTGAGTTGTATTAGTTAGTTGTATAGGAGCATTGATGATTTCTTTATTAATGTTACCTCTTGTCCCTCCACCAACTCGATACGTTATGACATAGCTATCACCTGGGGCTGGGGATCTCCCGATTAGGTTATCGCCAAACACTACAGTGGCTTTAAAATCATCATCAGAGATAACTTGGAAGATTTTAGCGTCTCCGCCCGAGGCGAAGTATATGTTATCTACTCTGCTATAGACTCCACTGGTTTGGTTAGTGCCATTGATAAATACTTCAATGGACCCTTCTATGACTGGGCTGCTATCCAGGGCTACAGTTTTTATGCCTGTGAAGCTTCCAAAAGTCCCAGTTTTTCTAACCAAAGCACCTTCCAGTAATACTAAGTTATCATGAATAACCACAGACCCTGGATTATCATAATCAAAACCTACGCCCTCTGATTCAGTTAGAGTTATTGAGGCTTCAGCGTTTGGTAGATCAACTAAGCCATTAGTAACTTTATAGAGCGTGTATGTAAGTGGTGCTCCATCTTCTGGGGAAGCTATTTGGACAATTCTGTCTGCAAAATTTATTACTAAGACATCATCCGCTTGAGCATAAGGAGAATTCTCAAAGGAGATTGTCGCGTTAGCCGCTGCTGCTATTGGTCCCTTTAATCGAATCCCTATGAGTTCTAATAGTTTTTTAACATTATTTCTATTCTTTGCTGTCCTCAAATAGTTCTCATTAGCTAAGTAGTCTGCTTTCATAGAGGTCATAGCCCCGACATAAGCGACTAAATCTACGAGCATCATACCTAAATCAGATTCAACAAAATTGTTATAATCTAATGGGTAAACTGCTTTGATATAATCAATTAAATTTAGCCTAAGAGTAGTGAAGTCTGAGCCAGCAAAGTCTATGAGACTTTGCTTTCGTTCTTCTGGGTATCTTACGGCTTTTAGGAAATCTGAGCCGACTGTTCCATCAAAGTTCATAATACTACACTCACATCAAAGATAGAATCAATAGAGTCTCGAATCTTACATACTAAAGTAATTTTAATAGTAGGCACGCCGTTAGATGCAAACTCATCTAATCCTTCAACATCTAATCTTAAAATTTCTACAGTCGGTAAATAAGTGTTTACTGAGAAAAAAATTCTCTCTCTCATTTCAGAGATAAGGTCATCATCTAGAGGCAAGAATAGCAAAGATCTTAGAGGACACCCGTAATCAGGCAGCATTAACCTCTCTCCTGGCTCCGTCATTATCAACTGCCTAAGATTAGACTTTACGACGGCGGTATCTGCCATCTTTGAGAAGTAACCATTCAGTGTATTTTCAAAAGGAAATTTAAGACCAAGACGTTTACTATTTGATTTTCGTCTAATACCAGCTAAAATTTCATTAGATGGGATAGTTCCTCTGACAACTTCTTGTTCTCCTAGATTAAACATTTGATACCTCTAGTCAATATATATTCAAGATTTACTCAGTAATCTCTTTATACTTGTCGTAAAGTTTATTCCCAATAGTTGTCAGAGATTCAGCATTAAAGTGGACTCTAGTTCCGTCAGTGAAGCTTAATCCATCAACATCAACTAAATAAGCATTAAGTTCTGCTCTAGCTGCTGCTGTCTCTTGTTGTGTTTGAACGTCCGAAACATACGGGAATGACACAGACTCTAGCTCACTATGGACTTTTGTAAAGATTACAGGGATGTCCGGGGCGTCTGGTGTTCCGAGGCTTTCCTTAATATCTTGTTGGAGTCTGGGGTATAAGAGTTCGGTGAAGCACTGATCCCACTCCTGAGCCATGTCTCCAGGATTAGTGTAAGGCGTGCCCGGGAACGTTGAGTTGCCTGATTCAAATTCACCTTGCATCATCAAGATAGCCTTAACTGTAACCTTAGCGTAGGAAGGCCCTCTCAAAGCAGAGATAGCTGCTGAAGTATCAAGCTTCAGAGTGGAGTATAAATCATAACCTTGGAATCCTGGTAATGTGGTATTTCTAGTCCAAGAGAGTAGGTCAACTGGTGAAGGTAGTCCACTAAGCATTGATGTTCCTCCCTTAGTATTCTTGATGAGATATACATCGTCATTAAGGTCATCTGCCATTCTCTGCATAAATTGCATGACGGGATCATAATATCTATGGGAATAGAAGTTAAATCGGAATTGAGGATCAATCGGTTCAGGACTACCATAAAGCTCATACCTAGTTGTGTTATATCCACCATAGCTTTGGTTCGAGATATTTACTGGGTCTAAGTATTCCCAAGTTCCTGCGCTGGCTAAGAAGCTCTCAGGCATCCAGATCTTAGTTCTTGCTTGGGCTCTTCTGAATCTTTCAGGAACTCCTGGGTCTTCATAAGTTGCTGACACTCCGTCAATGTTGCTCTGGCCGATTGCGATAATGATATTATATTCATTATTTACGCCATCTAGGTTCTTGTATAATTTACTTTGAACTGAATAATTAAAACTTAATTCTTTTTGAGTTAGCGGTTTACTATAAAACTTTGTGCTACCTAAGAATCCTCGTAAACCACTGCGAACTCCTCCGTAATCTCCGCCCATGAAGTTACCAGTCTTAGACATTCCGTCTGTGTAACCTCCGCCTAGAATCCATGGAGTAAAGTAGCTGTTCAGCCTTGGGCCAGTTTTTAGAGATGCAGGAGCTAAATATCCAACAGTATCTTGGGAGTATTCAAAGCTATTTTGTTTTTTAAATGTTGGTAAATTAATTGGTTTTGTTGGAGAAGATCCAAAAACTTGTGATATAGAAGACGTAGATAAAAGCTCAGAATCTAAAAATAAACTAACGGTATCAGTCTTATAGTTGAAGGTAAGAGATAGCTGGCAGAAACCCTTTGAGCAATCTTCTAAAGTTTTACCTGAATCTGTCTGTGTAGTTAAAGGAACATACATGCCTAACCAACCTGAAGTGTTCAAACAGGTATTTTGGGCTTTTGCTTTTGCTATGAAAGCGACTGAAGAAGAGTCGTATCCGATTGTAGGTGCTAATATAAAGCCTCCATCCTCGCCTTTCTGTAGGCTGCCATCGTTAGTAGGTCCAGACTGACCTCTCCATCTAAGGTCTCGGGTGAAGCCCATGATTAGACCTTTAGTAAAATCAGATCCATCGGTATAACCAACATTAAGTATATCTTCCGAGGGAGATCTGGTTACTGAAGAAAGTGATCCAGTATTTTCGCAAGCAAGGATTAGTCTGTAAAGACTTGAGGTATCTAGACCATCGTCCCAGGAGGCATCAAAGGTTAAATACGGAGCATAGACCCAAGTATCAAAGGTTGCCCCTGATTTAGAGTATAGCCAGTCCTGGTATTCTTCAGTGTCTGGTAATTTTACATAACTACCTAGAGCTGAAGGGTAGATTCCATAGTTTCTAGTTATACCTTCTAAATATGCTGCCCCTAGTCCATACCCAAAGCCAAAAGAGGCTTGATCAGATTTACCGAAAACAAATTCAGCATTAGGTGCTACTAGTTGAGCATTATTGTAATCATCTGTGGTCTTACAGTTTAAAACATTAAAATCAAGAGAGCTCGGTATTGTTGTTTTACTATTTAAAAAGTTGTAAACTGATATTAAGTTATCAGTAGTCACTACATCACTTATGGCAAGTTCCAAGCTACTAGAGTCATTGGGATCTCTATCATCAATGATTATTCCACCAATGCCCACTTCAGGAACTATCAGGTGTTCGATCGTCTCGGTGGCGTCTGGGGACTT